CGGCCTGCAGATCGGAACCAGTGGCGGCTTCGCCGAGCTCGACTTCCTTTGCCGCGTCCATGAGCTCGCGCGCCTGCCCCAGCGCATCGGCACTCGCATCCACATAATGATGCAAGTGGAAATCCTGCATCCCTTCCGTGACGCGCTCGACCTCCTCCGGCGCCAGGTCGGTATGAATTCGCCGGGCGAGCACCTGCGCAGCGCCAGCGATGCCGAGCACGTCGACCACGCTGCGATCGACCAGCGCATCGCCGCCAACCGCAAGCGCCAGGGAATTGACGCTGTTGTAGGCGCCGATGCCGATATGCTTGCCGAGCGTTTCAGTCGGGTCCGGGCCGGCAAGCTTCTGGAACTCGGATAGGAATGCGCGCGTCTGCGCCGTGCGCAAGTCGCCGTCGATGTCCTGTGCGATCTTGGCATCAAGCTTCGGATCGGCCGTGTACTCGAGCACATAGGCTTTCGGTTCGGCGGACGACTTATCGATCTCGGCATTCGCGGCCTTCGCCTGCTGCTGTATCTGGCGCAGCTTCTTCTGCGCCTTGAGCAGATCGACGGCTTGCTTTGCATCGACGAGAGTTGGGGCGCCAGGGGTAACCGGTTCGCGGATGTTTTCGAGTTCGTCGCGAATCAACTGAGCTGTTTTGCCGCGCTGCACCGCCGCCCGGCGCTGCCCGTCAGTCATCTGAGCCAGCTTTGCTGCGCGCGCCTTATCGGCCTCCGCCTTCAGCTCTGCCTCGCTCAGGCCGGCCGACTCCGCGCGCTCCTTGTAGTCGGTCGAGAAACCAAGGCCACCCGGATTCGCCGGGATCGGCGCTATATCCTCGACGGAAAGCGTCGATGGGTCTTTCGCGTCAAGTGGAATTTCACCGATGCCCGCCTCCATCCGCGCGCCAGCATCGGTCACAAGGCGCTGCCGCTGGAGTTCCACCGCCTCGTTCGCCTTCTGCAGCAGCGCGCGATGATGCTTCGCCGCCAGCTTATTTACGGCACCCTTTGAAAGATGCGCGTAGTCGTGTTCAGGGAAGTTCAGGCTGGACGGCTCCCAGCCCATCGTATGCGCGACCGTCTTGATGTATTCGCGCTCGTGCTCTTGCCGCTGGAGCCGCAGGCTTTCGCGCGCCTTGTTCTTCGCATCGAGCGTGCCGGCCTCCTTGTCGTGTTGGCGCTGCTCCTTGCGCTTCGCCACCTTGTCCTTTTTTCGCTGTTCGGCCTCGCGCTTGTAATCGGCCTCGCTGCGCACAGAGCGCAGCTTGAGGTAATTGAGCTTACCGCCCGCGCCGCCGATGACGTGCGCGGATCCGTCAGGATTAGGCTGGATCAGAACCGGCTGCCCCTCACTCCCCCGGCCGTTCGGATGTACCGTGATCCAGCGAGCTCCGGACGGAATGGACGACTTGAGAAAGAGGACGCGGGTCGGCTTCATTCCGCCATGTTAGGGTCACGACAAGCCGGCTAAGCGGCGAGCATTTCGATCGCCTTCGCCAGCGTGTTCGATGCCTGCATAGCGGCAACGAGACGATCAAACGCCGCATTGATGCGGGCGCGCTCCTCGCCTTCTGGGAACGGCTTCCACTCGATGCCGAACAGCGGATCGACGTGATAGCGGTTGTCAGCCAAGCTAGACAGGTAGTCGTTGCGGCGCCCTTGGTCGGACAGGCGGTCTTCGACCCACGCCTGAAACGCGCGCGCGGCCATTTCGTGCGCCTTCACAAAGTAGGCGGAACCGCCCTGATCGAGCTTGATCGCCTCGAGACGGAAGGACGACATAGGGTTCCCGCTGCGCACCACGATCTCGCCGCCTGCCGGGTTGCCGCCATAATGCGCGAGCGCAATGCGGCGCCAGTCCTGCGCGAGGCGCTTGGAGCGACGGCTAACCTCCTTCGAGCCATCCAGGCCGAAATGTCTTTCGATCGCCTGAACGGCATCATGCACGTTGCCGGCCGACGTGATCATGCGCGCCATAGCGCCAGGAAACTGGCCGCCGATGTTGCGCTTCGCCAGCCGTACGTCTTCCGCCGTGTACGTCTCGGTGCGGCTCGCTTGGTGCGGGCCGTCTAGCATGGCGCTCCGGAGTGCCTTCGCTGCTTCGCGCAGTTCGCCTGACGGCAGCAGGTCAGGATTCTCGGTGAAGAAGTCGCCAACGCCTGAGGTGCCTCCCTCCGCCTCGCCGGCCATGTTGTCGAGTGCGTGGAACCATTCGTGTGCCAGCGTTCCGCCGCCACCCATCTTCGTGAGGTTGATGATTCGGTGCACGGCCTCGTAATGGGCGCGGGCCGCGCCATCCTTCCAACCCTTCGCGCCATGCCCGCGCGCGCCGAAGGCAAGTGCCAGGCGCCCGTTCAGCGCAACATGGTCATCGGAGACGCCCATCAAGTCGGCCAGATCAGCGAAGGCTGCCGCCGAGTGCTCGGTATGGAACTTGGCGCTCGCCACATCGCGCAACACCCAGTTGCCCGACTGCACGTCGCGCAGACCGAACATCTGCTTGAGATCCGCCGTTGACTGCGGCGCCACGGCACGGCCGCCGACGCGCTCGAACGCGTCCGCCACCTTCATCTGGAACCGAGCCGATTCCTTCGTCACGCGCGGCGTGCGCACGGTCTCCTTCTCCGCCCATGACCAATCTGCGACTTTGCCGGTCTTTGCGGCCGTCACGTGCTTGGCGAAGGCATCGGAACCCTTGAACGAGCGATAGCGAAGCACATTCACGAACCGGTCGCCCATGATGTTCCATGCGCGATGCAGCGGATTCTCGAGCTTGTTGCGGACGGCGGCAGCCAGAATGATTGCATCGCGCTTGCCATACAGATCGCGCTGCAGCTTGTCGATCGCATCACGCCGGTCCTTGGTGGCGTGCAGACGATCAGCCCACGCCGCATGCGCGGCATCATAAGCCGTTTTTGCCTCAGCTAGCTGCGCTTCGAGCTCCGGCTTATCGGACCAACCCCGCCGCTTGCGGTTATCGATCTCATGCTTGATCGAATATATATCGGCTTGCCGGCGCGATTGCTCGTTATAGAGTTCGTCGAGCCCCTTCCGAATTTCGCGCTCTTCATCGTGGAGTGCACGTGCCTCCTCACCAAACGCCTGATACCTGGCCGATTCCTCTGCCGTCAGAACCTTGCCGTCATACTCCTCGCGCAGATTGTCGAGCACGTCAGTGACATCGGCCGGCGTCTTACTGCGCTCGAGGCGATCACGCAGTGTCTGCAGCCCAAGCGCATAGTCCTTGCGCGCCTGCGGATCGTCGACGCTCGGTTCCTGGCCGATCGCCGCATAGATGCGATCAATCAGGAATCCAGCGCCAGGCTCCATGCCAGCATCACGCAGCGCAGGCCAGTCGATCTCGCCGAACAGGTTTGACTTCGTGATCAGATCCTTCGCTTCGCGCGGATTCTGCTCAAGCTGATCCCAATCGATCGCGGTCGCGAACACGCGCGCGCCTTCCTGCTTGGCGCGCTTGATGACTTGCGATGCCGCGATTTCCTTGCGGGAGCCGGCGACGTGGCCGGTGTCGGCGTAGCGGTAATTCGGGCTGCTGGGATCATCCGCGTCGAACGCACCGGTGCCGACAGGCTCATCGCGATCAGCAATGCGCTCCGCCAGCTTGCGCACGAGCTTCTTGGCCTTCTCGCTATGCGGGTTGCGCGCTAGCTCGTCCGCTAGGTCCTCGCGGTCCTCCGCCTCCTCGAGCTCCGGATCCGGCTGCGGCGCAACAGGCTCCGAGCCCGCGACCGGAACCGGCTCGGCGGCTGGCGCCTCCTCCGGCACGGGTGTGGTCGCCGGCTCATCGGCAGCGATATCCGGCGGCTCCGGCGTCGAACGATGCCAGCGCCCGTCACGCAGCACGTACTCGACGCCATCCTCGACCTTCGTATCGCCCTCCTTCGGACCAGTATCGGCCAGCGCCGGGGCAGCCTCTGCGTCTGCTGGCTTCTCAACAACGATCAGGCGCGCGTTCGCACCAGTCTGTGCCGGTAGATCGGCACCCTTGAACGTGTTCTCGGGAAGCTTCTCGACCTCCGCACCTCGCTCATCGAGCCAGTCACGGAACGCCTGCGCCTTCTTGTCCGAGCCGAAGAATACGCCTTCGCCAGCGATTGCCACCAGCTTGCCGCCCGGCTTGAGCAGGTCATACGCGCGCATGATGTGGGCCGCATCACGGCGATCAGAGAACGGCGGATTCATGATCACCGCATCATACTGCTTGCCCGGCGCGAATTCGTCGAAGTCGCTACCGGCGATCGTGTGACCCTTCGCGCGCAGCACGTTCTTGAGCGCTTCGGACACCTCGACCGTATCGACCTGGCCGCCGGCATCGCGCGCCGCGTCCGCGAGATGGCCGTTGCCGGCCGACGGCTCGAGCACAGTCATGCCCGGCTCGATACCGGCAAGCTCAGCCATCTTGGCGGCCAGCGGCTTTGGCGTAGGAAAGAAGTCGATGCCGACCTTCTGGCCGACCAACGCGCGCTCGGCCTCCTTGATCGGATCGGCCTTCTTCGGCCCATCGCGGAACACGAGATATTCGGCCAGTGCAAGGCGCAGCTCGTGGTCATTGGTGATGCCGGCGCGCGTGAGGCGATCGCGGGTTGCGAGGCGATCGCGAATTTGCCATCCCGTATGCTTGTCCCCCATGTCGGCCAGCTTTTTCAGCGCATCGCGCGCCATGCCGTATTCGCTTTCGGGAATGGTCGTGAGCGTGTCGCGAGGAACGCGCTCGCCGACCTTGTACGCCCACGCCGACAATTTGGACGCACCCTTTTGACCGCGAAGCTTCTCGGCTATCTCTAGCGCATTGCTGCCATGAATACGCAGAATGGGAAGCGTTGCGTTCCGGATATCATCGGGCTCGGGCGCGCGGCCTTTGCGCTTCTGCTGTTCGGCATGCGGAAGGTGGCGATCGGCTTCATACACTGCCTGACGCACCATTCTGTCCAGCGTTTCAACAGCCGCACGCGTAGTGATGCCCTGCAGTCCACGGGCGTCACCGGACGCAATCGCATCCGCCAGGTTCATCATCGTGCCGGCGATCGAAAGCCGCTGACGTGCATCGGCATCAGCGCTTGCCGCCATCCGGGCGCGGCGCGCAGTGTTCGCCAGTCGGTCGCGGCCTAGATCCGCCTCTGCCGCCTCTTTCAGCTTGGAGCCGGCCTCGCGCAGCTTTGCGGCCTGCACCTTGGACTTGTCGATGGCCTCTGCCATCTCGACGCGTTTCTCTGCCTCTGCCGGCTCATCTGCAGACTTCGGCTCCGCTGCGGGTTCTGCGCCAGCCCCCATCAGGTACTTCTCGCGGATAAACCAACCGCCATCCTTGCGGAACGTGTATGGATCGATCGCGGCCGCCTGATGCCCATTCAGGTCGCTGCGGATCACACCGCGCAGCGTCTTGCCCTTGCGCGTGACGTGCTCGACGATTTCCGGGCCAGACCGAACAGTCTGTTCATGCTCTGGCGCAGCCACCTCACTCGTGGCCTCGGATTCTTCCGGTCGGAATAGGGACGGCTCCTCATGGATGCCGAGCCGCACCATCATCTCTGCCGGCGTGACACCATCGGCATGCGCCATCGCATCGATCAATTTCACGCGCTGATGCGGCTGCATCTCCATCAGGGATGAACGAATTCCTTCCTCTCCGCCGTGGCGGGCTAGAAAGGCATCAAACTTCGATCTCTTTTCTGGTGTGTGAATCTTTGCCGCAGGCTCGTCTTGACTCAAAAAGGTCCGTTGCTGTGTTGGCTTTGGTGCGACTTTTTGAATCCGAATGTGAGGCCGAACGATAGTCCCATCTTTGCGGACTGACGCGGCCACGTGCACCGGAGCATCGAACAATGTGAACTGAGACTTGCTGAACAGGATGAGCATCGGAAGGACGGCCTGTCGTTTCGTCCCCCGATTATCGTGTCACGAACTCCTGATTCTGCTCGTGTCGGACGAAATTAGAAACCAGCCGGAAATCAAGTCGCTTTTGATCAGTGAGTCACCGAGATTGGAGATCATGTGGCTCCAAGCGAAGCGCGGGCAAACCTCGAGCCTGCTGCTAAAAAATCACTCCTATGCGGCCGTCACCCGTCCGGCAACATCGCGCAGGAGCGTCAATTCAGACCCTTGGGAAGACGTTGAATGGCCCGGCACAAGCGTCGGCTTCATGCCGGCGGACTGGCGATTGGATGCCGAGATCACCAGTGACTATGAGGCCACATCGCTGATCATGGATGACTCGTTCTTCATGGACGCAGCCAATGAAAACCTTGACTACAGGCCGGGCCAGTTCCGCCCGATAGCCGCCGGCATATCACCCATCGGCAATGCGCTGATTTCGTCGATCCGTGGTCTCATTCACCCCAACGAAATAGGGCAATGGCCGCTGCTGGTCGAGAATGTGGCGAGCGCACTCGCATCGCACTTGATGCAGCTTTTCTCGGCGAAGCCTGGCAATAAAGACCCATATCCGTTTGGCTTGCCGCGCGAGCGCATGCGCAGAGTCATCGATTTCATCGAGGCAAACATCCACAGAGACATTCACCTCAATGAACTTGCGAGCGTCGCAGCCCTCAGCACGTTCCACTTCTCGCGATCATTCAAGCAGGCGATGGGTATCACGCCAGTTCGATACGTCTGGACGCGGCGCATCGAGAGAGCAAAGGCACTTCTCAACAATCGAGAGGTTCCCCTCGCCATCATCGCACTGGACTGTGGATTCTCAAGCCAGAGCCATTTTACGACCGCTTTCAGGCGCGAGACCGGCGTCACCCCGGCTCAGTATCGCGCGAAGCTATAGCCTGGCGCGGATATCGTCAGCACGCTTCGCCAGGTCTGCACGGCCCTGCATGCGGGCACGTGCGGCGGCGGCCTCGAGCAGCTTAGGTGAGTATGCCCACTGCCCGTCAGTCTTGACCTTGACGGGGTATTTACGCGACGCCGGCTCGAGGAACACATCTTCCGGCATATCCTCCCGATGCTCACTACCCACCGTGCCGATCTTCTTGCGCATGCTGGTCGACAGCTTTTGCGCCTTCAGCAAGGCGATCGATTTGGTCATCGGCGCGCCCTTGCTCGCCGCTACCTTCTTGCGCTTGAGACCCTTGAGCTCGGCGCCTTCCTCGCGCGCTTCTTGTTGCGCCGCAGCGTCCTTGTCTTTTTCGAGCACGCCGACCAGATGCTCATGCTCGCTGATCAGACCGTCCAGGTCCTCAACGATTTTGTCCTTGCCATCTTCCTTGATGACCTTGCCCGGCATCGGCGGCTTGCCGCTACCATGAGCCTTCAGAAATAGAACTACCTTCGACATATCGATTCCTTTGATCATTGCTGGCTTGTCGTGCGTCGCGCGCACCTTCTCGACGAACTCGGCCACCGGCATGGCCGTGATCGGACCCAAAAAACGCGGGTCGTCGTAGTTCTGCAGGAATGCGGACCTCGCCTCACCCTCCGACGAGAAGCCCAACATGCACTTGTCCTCGTCGTACTTATCCCAGTCGTCGACCGTCTTCTGATGCACGACGTAGACCATCGGCGCGGTGTCGAGGTCAGGGCCGAGGAAGATGTCTACCGGATCACCATCTACGCCATTCGTGCCAGAAATCTCGCCATAGGCATGCGCCATCGTCGTATGCCATTCGGTGCCATCTGGCTTCTTGCCGGAACGAGTCGTGCCGACGGGGTTCTCGATCGCGAGCTCAAGGCCGTGCCACTTCTGTCGGTAGGCGATCGGGAACTTGCGGCGTTTCTTCTTGGCCGAAAGCGCTTTGATCATCCATACGCCGTTCTCCGACAGACGGGCGCAGTCCTGAAGCATGCGCCAGGAGAACACCTGCGTGTCGCCGCCGAAATCGACGTGCACCATGCTGCCGCGCACCTCCGCAACCTTACCGGTCGCAGGGCCTTTGTCGGTGAAGCGGTCGTTTGCAAATTCGATGGTCTGGCCCACGGACGGAAGATCCGAGCGACGCGCGCGCAGCGCGTCGAGCCGGTCTGCGATCGCCTTCGCCATGTGCGGATGCTCCGCGCGCCAGCCCTCCGCCAGCTTTGCGAACTGCTCAGGATCGCGGGTCAGCAGGTCGTCGACGCTATCGAACCCCGCTTCCTTTGCGCGTGCCGTCAGCCATTGCGCCTGCAGCTCCATGTCGTGCGCAAAGGCCGGATGCATCTGCGATGAGCGGCCATTCTCGTGCGGTTGCACGTAGGTGCCGTCCTTGCGCAGATAGCCTGCAACGTGGCCCTTCAGGAAGATGATGGACTTGTGCATCACCTCGCCGCCCATCTTCTTGTAGATGCCGGCCACGATGCGCCAGAACTTGTCATCCTCGGCACCGCCGTATTCCTTCTTGGCGATCTCCTTGGCCCTCTCCCATTTCGCGTCGTCTTTGACCCAGCTAGGCATTCTTCTTCCCCAGTTTCGCGCGCAGCCATGCGCCGAATTCCGGGTCATCGCCCGGCTCGTCCTGCACCTGTGGCAGCCAGCGCCCCCGGCAATGTGGGTGCTGCGCGCCTGCTGCAGGCCACCAAAGCTCATGCGGCTCGCGTTCGATCAACGCAGGACCGACACGCTTGCGCGGCGCCGCCGATCGGCCGATGTTCGTTTTTCCGATCCAAACCTCTTTCCAGCCGTCCTTGTCCGGCGCATCCGGCGCGACGACATCGAACACCATTCCGTCGATCTTCCGGCAGAAGGCGCACGCACCCTTGTAGTGCTCGAGCCGCTTCACCTTGGCGCCAGGCTTCATCGTGGCGATGAACCCCTGATTCGCCGCGTCGCCCGCCTCCGTCACCGCGATACGTCGCCAGTCGCGGTTGAGCGTCGCGAATGCGTCGAGCAGGTCTGACTGCAGGCTCGTGCCTGGCGTGCCCTCGACGCGCAGGAACTGCTGCTCGTGGTGCCGGATGATAAGGTTGCGGACGCGATGCCGCGCGTCATCAGACAGCTTTTGCACGTTTTCAGCCGCATGCGCCGTCGCATAATCGAGCGTCGCACGCTGAGTGCGTGACATGCCGAACTCCGCCGTTGCGGCAGCCACCGTCGACGGGAGTGCCGCGAGCACCTTATCGGCCTGCTTCAGGCTCAGGTTCTCCATGTTCGCCTGCACGCGGCCCATCAGCGTCGCGCGCACCGATAGCCATTCCGCCTCACTGCGCAGGTCGGTCGCCGGCAGATACCGCATGACGAGGTAGTCGACCAGCATCAGCCAGTCATCAAGCATGAACTCCGCCGGTGGTAGCGTCTCGAGGTACAGCTTGACGAGCTCGAGCTCGCCCTGCGACCAACGCTGCATTGCGCCGTCCGGGCGCGGCGGCCGCGAGCCGGAGCGGTGCCGCTCGCCATCCACCCATTTCTCAAGATCGGCGCGGAACCCATCCAGGCGCATCAGCCCGCGCTGCGTGAACAGCTCAATCAGCCGGCGGATGTACGGCGATTCATGGGGATTCCAGATGGAGTCATCGTCACCGTGATCGTGGATCGACTTGTAAATGGTCTCCAGCGCGCAATCGCACTGCTGCTCGCTGAGATCGCCGATATCGATGAGGAGGGCTGCCATGACGCGAGGATAGCGTCACGATTCGGGATGCCGGGCGGTTTCTCGCCCGGCACATTGAACGCCGCGTCTCGTGCGGATACGACGGCTCCCCGTGCAACACCTGGCGGGAGACTAGCGCCTACGTTGCATCGCGAGCCGCTGCGGCCGTTTTTCCCGACGATCACCGCTCACGGTCGCCCGTCCCTGGCCCACCAACATGACCACAGCAAACTCAGTGTGCAGTCACGACCGCTAAAAATGACAAGGCCCGGAAGCGGTAGCTACCGGGCCTTCTGTTTCGCAATGAATAAAGCCTTACTCGGCGGCATCCTTTGTTGGCGCAGCCTTGGCATTCCGTTTGGCAATGCGCTGCTTCAGGTGCTCCGGCATGACGCCGCTCCAGTACTTGTCAGACGCAGGACTGCGCGGATCCTGACAGTCATAGCCGTCATATAGATCGGGTCGGTCTTTCGGGATCGGGATCATTGCTTTCTCCATAGCACCAAGATAAGGGGCGCTTCGGATTTGGTCAATGGCTCGCCCTCTTTTTTAGCTTGACTTTTATCGGATGAGCCGTTCTCGCTCTGCGATATAAGCTTAGGCTCATGACCTTCCGGCACGTTGTTGTCGCGGAACGACCATTTGTCGGCGTGCTTGCGTACCTCGTCGAAATTGGCCTCATTGTGCCGATTCGATAGCACCACGTCGACGGGCACATACCGGTTCGTCTTGCCGAGGAAGCGCGACACGGCGCGCTTTGCGGCCTCCTGTCGTGGCAGGTGCATGTAATGCGCCTCGATACGGTATCCGGAATCCTTGAACGCCTTAACCTTGTCGATCGCGCTCTTGGACGTGTTCAGCGTGCCATCCAGCACCACATTGACGCCGAGCTGACGGCAGGCATTCAGCAGATTTTTGAGGATATCGCTCGACTCCTCATGCACCTGCGCCGCATTCCAGCCCTCATACTCGGGCAGCATGCCTTTGATCTCGTCGGCATCGAGCACGATGGACTTGTCCGGGTCGTATGCCTTGCCCTTGAACCACGACTTGCCGGAGCCGCCACGTCCGCCAAGAATGGTGAATGTCGGCTTCTCGCCATCTGGAGGCGTTGCCGCGTCGACCCGCTGCTCCGACAGGAAGTGGTCGTAGATTTCTCGGTGCAGCCTGGCACGCTTCTCCGAATAGCCGTCACCTTGCCGATGCTGGTCGATCGTCTGTTCGACCGACTTCAGGCGCTCCTGTACCTGCGCGATCTTGTCCTTCGTGTCCGCTGGGAAGTGCGACAGGATGGCATCCGGCGTCACATTCTCGTCGTCATGCTGCTTGGCGTAGTCGGCGGCCTTGAACTTCTCCGCCGGGATCGGTTTCTGTTCTCCGCGAACCTTGCTTTCGACCTTTGGCTTTTCGGCGCCATTCTTGTCGTGGCCGGTGATCTCGGACCAGCGCACCGCATGCACACGTCCTGACGCGTCCTTGACGTGCGCCCCATCCTTGCCTGGCGTGCCGACGATCTTGCCGGATCCTTTGAAGTCGCCGGCCTCAAACGATACCTTGTCGCCAGCCTGCAGATTGTGTGTGCCGTAGCCTTGCGCCGCGCCGGCCTCTCCATCCGGCGCGGCGCCTTGCCGCTTGGCGCCCTCGTCCTTGTTTGTACGAACCCACTTTGTCTGCTGGCGACCGGTCTTGTCGGTGATCTTCTTCTGCGACAGGCCGGGCCGGTTTTTCATCGAGCCGTCCGATTTCAGGAACAGCATCACCTGCTCATCGTCGCCGAACGCCTTTGCAACCAGCCGCTCCTCGCGAGCATCATCGGGCACGCCGATGAATCGACGCTTGCCGTTCGCATCCTCGACGATCATCCCGTCTTCACCCTGATCGACGACGGTGTAATGCTGCGCCGCGCGCTTCTTGTGGCCGAGCACGTGCTCCCACTTCACCTTGCACGGTGAGCCATCGTGCTCGAGCGTGCAGCCATGCTTGCCATGCGCGACGACGCGTCCCGCGCGCGGGCCACTTTCGTGCCTGAAATAGAGCTCGTCGCCAACCGCAATGCCGGGTGGAGGCTGCGGCTCGGTCGCGGCCTTTTGTTTCGGCGCTGATTGCATCAGAACAGCGCGGTGATCGCAGTAGCCGTCGTCGCGGCATTGACGAGCTTGGGGCTTACGGGGAGGCGTGTGCCGGCCGGGACTGCTGTGAACGTCGCGGTCGTTCCGTCCCACATCGTCACCACCACGTTGCCGGCGCCTCCGACCCACAGGCTCTTGCAGCCAACCGGCAACGGCGCCGTGTCGCTTGGTGTCACGGCCTGCACCGACACGGCGGCATCGCTCACGCGCGCGGAACCATGAATGCCCTGCTGCTGCGCTGGCGCGCCGGTGATCGGATCATCAAGTTGTACGGTCGACATGCTTACGCCTCAATTCGGAAAATCGGCATGCCGAATGCCTTCGACATGTCTTCGTTATCGCCGGTGCCGTCGTCGACACCGCCGTCCTCATCATCGTCAGGACCGGGCGCCTTTCCAAAATCGGCGCCGGTATCGTTCTCGCCGCCAGGCTCGCCGAAATCCTCGCCGTCCTTGCCGCCTTTATCATCGCCCCCTGGCGCTCCCGGCTGCTCCTGACCTGGCTGCCCGAAATCCTGATTCTGTTGCTGCTGCTCCGCCTGCCATGCGCCGAGCAGCGACGGATTGACTGGAGCTCCGCCAATGCTGCCGTCAGGCCATTTGTCGTAGCCCTCCTGCGCGCGAATCTCGTCGACGGAAAGCACGAGTTTGCGCATCTCGTGCCGCTTGTCTTCGTCCTCCGCGTCGAGCCCGGAGAAGCGGAACACGTACTGATCCGAAAACTCCTGCACCACAAAGTCAGTGAATAGGTTCTCGAAATAGGACAGCAGCGGCCGCAAGCCCTTGTCTTTCGAGTTGGCGAGCTTTTCTTCCGTGTCCGAGCCCGACAGGCTCGAAGTGCCAGCGGTGAAGGATTCGAAGTTGATCTCGTCCGGAGCGATACCGTAGATCGCGCAAATGATGCTCGTCAGGAACGTCATCCACTTGGCGAACATGATCTCGTTTACATCGACGCCGAACGCGTCGAACTTGGCGCCGCTTTCTTGATCCTTGGACACCATCACGGGCAGCGCCCATGCGTTATTGATGCCCTTGACCATTGCGTTCCAGTACCGCTTGAACGCCTGTACATCCTGTTCGGTGTAGTTGCCGTACAGGTTCAGTATTCCCTTTGGGATGCTGTTCGAATCGAAATACTTGGTGTTGTAGGTGAAGGCATTGAGGAAGCCAGTCACCACGCGTATCAGCAGCTCGGTCTCGCCGATGCCGTAGCCGCCTGTCAGCACGTTCGACGACGGATTGCGGGGCACATAGATCAGGTCGTCGTACGTGTACGCCGTGCGGATGCGCCCTTGCACGACCTGCAGCGCGAAAATCTCGTCGTCACCCTGATAACCGTCTTCCGTGCACAGGCGGATGGTCGCGCCGTCGACCGCGTACATGCCGTCGAGCCCGAGCGCCTTGTCGCGCTTGAACTCTGTCTCGATCGGCATCGAGTCCATGGTCAACGTATCGCGCACCAACTTAGCCATAAACGACGCAAAGTCGTCGCGCTTCAGTCGCATGCGCTGACGCGGCTTCGTCTCCCAGCCGCAATTCTGAAAGAAATCCTGCAGAAGCAGGATGGACCGTTTCTGGTCTTCGCCGACCTTCTGTTCAGGATCCTTGGTGCGAATTTGGAAACCAGGGCCGCGCCCCATCTCGGGCACGCGGCAGAAGCGCTGCACCTGACGAATACGCGTCATGATGACCGCGTTCAGGATAGGCGTCTGATCGACCATGGCGCGCGAGGAGTCGAAATTGAACGCCGATGGCTTCTCGTACCATTCGCCCATTGCCGTGATCTGCAAGTCGTCAAGCCATACCGACTGCATGCCAGGATCGCCATCCTTCACCGCTTTCGAGGGGAACGGGATGATGTTGGGCTTCTGGAGTGCCTTTCGGAACTGTTCTTCCTCGATCTGCTGATGAATGTAATCGATGACCGGCTGCACTTCGGACGACGGAATCAGATCCGACAACGCACGCGGCATCGTCGACTTCTGGAGCTCAGTCTGAGCATCCCGGCGTTCATCGGCTGGCGCGGCGCCGTTGTAGGCGACTGAGATCGAGGACTCGTTCATAAGAAGAAGGTAACATCACGACTGGCCGGCACTTGACAACGGCAATGATATTTTTTGATCATTACTACCTGTTCACTCCAGACCCATTTTTTCAATGAGCAATTCCAAGCAAAAGCTAGAGGAGCGTCTTGGCGGCGCTTCTTTGGTGATCATGGAATGCAGCGCCCTCCTGGCG